GTGTGGCCTGTTCAATTGTATCCGACATAACAAACGGTAAATACAAATTACTTAAATGGGATAAACAAGAAAGAAGATATTATTCCATTGATATAAATCTACATGAGAAAGGAAATATAGATGAATAAAAATATAAAGGAGAACAGACATGTCAATCAATAAAGATAAAAAACCAAAACTTAGCGATAAAGGACAGGCTAAATTTTTTGTAGAGAGTGCAGAGTCTACACCGGCCGACCAAGTTTATAGAGAAATAGTTAAAAATTCTCTTGAGGCGTGTGAAAAAATGAAAAAAATAAATTCTAATTTTAAAGGTGAAATTAGAGTATGGGAAGATCCAACCTTTCCAAATAAATTAACTGTTGTAGATAATGGAATTGGAATGTCTAAAGATAAAATTTCAGATTTAATTATTAATCTTAGCGAAACAGAAGAAGAATCTAATCATGGTAATAAAGGGGTGGGAATTAAAATATCCGGCTTTGCTAATAATAAAGAAGGATTAATTTATTCCTCTAAACGTTATAATGAAGATAAGGGTAGTCGATGCAGAATTTATTTTAATGACAATGATTTGTTTGCCGTTGAGCACAGTGGTGAATATAACAGTTGCAGAATTCCTCTAGAAATAAATGAACTTCCGGAATTAATCCAAGAATCTAAAAAAGGAACAAGCCTAACTCTTATGGGGCGCAGTAAAAAAGAAAATACTTTAAAACCCCCTGAAAATTATGAAGAAGGTTCTTTGTTAAAAAAATCAAGATTAGGGATCCATTGGCTTAAAGCTTATTACAACACCAAGTTTTTCAAGATCCCTAGTTATATTAAATTCTTGGTAGAGATTAAAAGAAAAGACCGTACCAACCCTGAAAGAGTCTTTGGTCATAAACACTGGTTAGATCATTTTGCTGAAAAATCTGGCGTATTAAATCATGATTCTGCTAAAATCCTTTGGTGGCTTTTAAGTGATAAAAAAGGAAAAAGAAATTCTGCTACTGATTGTGTGGTTAATGGCCAATTAGGATTTATGAACAATGATGAAATATTAGACCTTGAATTCGATACCGCAGGAGGAAGAAAAAATCCTCTTCGTTATTGGGGACTTCCTTTTTCTTGTGGAGACGTGGCCATTATTATTGAACCTAAAGGATTTAAACAGGATCAATACAGAACGACTCTTCGAAAAAATGGCGCCACTATTAAATCATTCAAACCTATCTGGAAAGAATTTTTTAAGGAAAATATGCCAGTAGCAATCAGAAAGAATGAAGCGAACATGGATAAAAAACATTCTGAGAGAATGGCCAAGGATGATACCTTTGCGAAAAATATTAATAAATGGTTAACCGGAGTCAACTTCATCCAAGAATTGGGAAATGAATATGCAGAAAAGCTCCCTTTGTTAGGAAAAATGGTTACCACTAAAGGTAATTTAGAAGGAAGTTTTAATGGAGGGGAAGGTAGTGTGGAACCAGGAAAACAACCTAAATCCATCTTTGGAAAGAGTCCATTATATGCTGGTCTTAAGAATAAGAATGAAAAACATAAATCGATGCAAGGGAGAGCCAATTGTATGCCGGATGTTCTTTTAGACACGAGCAAATCCACCGATGATGATTGGGCCTGGTATGATTATGATGGCAACAAAGCTTATCTTAATACGAAATGTCGTATTATTGATTATTATGCTAGAGAGGCGCAGAAACAAACTCGAAATCAGCATACGATTGAAACGCATATCAACCATACTAAATTTATATTGAAAAGAGTTTTAGCCACTCATATTGCAATGACTCGATTCTCATCTAACAATTTATCGAAGGAAGAGAAAAAGGAAACATTAGAAAATAGTCGATGTTTATCGGTTGCTCTTTTAAATCCTTATCTTATTATTCCTGAAATCGTTAAAATGTCTCAAAACATAAAAAGTCAACTCATCGAACTAGAAAAAAAGAAAATTGAAGAATCACATTTGAATGGAAATATAGATGAACAGTGCCTTAAAAGCGACACATTCTAAGTATAAATTAAAAATATGGAAATAAATAAAGGATACTATATATTAAGAAAAAGACTTGAGTCCACTGAAAAATGGATGGAAGGTTTTTTAGAGGTAGAAAAAAACAGAGAGATTTCCAGGAAAGCTCTTCACGAATATTATAAACAAAAACCCGTTTTTTCATTTTTCTTCCGACTGTATACTCTACCCACTTTTATTATAACTTATTTTTCAGATATAGTTTGGTGGAAACGATATTGGCAAGCAGCAAGAGAAGTAGAAATTATAAAAAAGGAATTAGAAAGTTATGAACCAAATTAATTTTGAAAAAGACCAAGAAGAAGTTTTAGACCGTACATCGAATCTAACTTCATTAGCAGAACAAGTTAAAAATCTTCGAGATCTTGAAGATGAATTAAAAGCCGATGAAGAATCATTAAAAAATAAAAAACGTGACATTGAAAGAATTTCAGGTGAAGTTATCCCTACACTTTTAAGTGAAATGGGGTTATCATCCATCAAACTTGCAGATGGATCTGCAGTTGATATTAAACCGTATTATCATGCTAACATCTCGATTAAGAATAGAGAAGCAGCATATAATTGGCTTCGTTCCAATGGCCTAGGTGACATTATTAAAAATGATGTGACCGTTTCCTTTGGACGGAATGAAGATAACAAGGCGGCAGAATATGCTAACCTTGCGCAGAGTCAGGGGTTTCAGCCAACACAAAAGTTGAAGGTTGAGCCCATGACTCTCAAAGCACTTGTCCGTGAGCGTATTGAAAATGGAAAAGATATACCCATGGATATTTTTAACGTGTTCGTAGGAAACCGAACCAAACTAACAAGGAAAAACTAACAATGAACAAAGAAACAATAAACACGAAAAATGAACAACGAATCATGAAACGTGAACAAGCAGGAGCATTGGCTACAAATGTATTTGAAGCTGATGCAAACCAAGGCGCACAAAATATAACGCAGGAAGATCTTGCGTTACCCTTTTTGAAAGTCTTGGGACAGCTATCTCCAGAAGTTAATAAACTGGATGCAAAACATGTTGAAGGCGCACAGCCCGGCATGATTTTGAATACAGTGACTAATCAACTGTATGATGGCACTAAAGGCATCCAAGTTATGCCAGTCTTTTATAAAAGACAGTATATAGAATGGCAAGAACGGGGTGAAGGTAAAGGCGCACCAATCCATATTTACGATGTTGGTGACGATATCCCAAAAGTTACGAGGGATAAACAAAATAAAGACCGCCTAGCAAATGGTAATTATCTTGAGAACACAGCAAATCATTTTGTTGTGGTATTAGGAGATAGTCCATCGACAGCGTTAATTTCCATGAAATCTACTCAATTAAAGATTAGTAAGAAATGGAACTCAATGATGTTGAGTACTAAAATGCCAAGAGCTAATGGAAACGGAGTCTTTACGCCGCCCACATATAGCCACATTTATAAATTAAAAACGGTCCAACAATCCAATGATAAAGGAACTTGGTTTGGATGGGACGTTTCTAAAGTAGGTCCTGTTACAGATAAGACAGTTTATGATATAGCTAAAAATTTTGCTGTAAGCGTTAGCAAAGGTGAAGTTAAAGCTAAACATGAAACTGACGAATCTAAAACGGACGTACCTTTTTAAGGAACCCTCCTTGGGATATGGGGACGGGAGCGGGAGACTTAACCCGTCCTTATAATAGATATGGTACAGAAATTTATAGATATATTTAAAGGCTTACAACGAGCACATGGTTGCACCTATGTTGAAAAGAAAAACATAGATGGAACCAAAATTAAAGGACAATCATTTGTCAAACGTGATCCAGTTATAGAAATACTTTGGCAAAATCATCTTAAAGGAATTGAACCTAGTCTAGGAATCATCCCCATTAATGAAAATAATAAATGTAAATGGGGTTGTATTGACGTAGATTCTTACGCAGGATTTGATCATAAAAAATTACTCAAACAAATTAAAAATTTAAATCTTCCACTTATAACTTTTAGATCTAAAAGTGGAGGAGCACATATATTTTTATTTACAACCGCACCCGTAGATGCCGCGTTAATACGGAAAAGGCTTATTTCTATTGGATCAATATTAGGGTTTGGAAGTTCAGAAGTTTTTCCAAAACAGATTGAATTAAAATCGAAAGATGATACAGGAAATTTTCTCAACTTGCCATACTTTAATTCAGATAAAACAACAAGATATGCCTTTGATTCAGAGGGTAATGCTATTAAGCTAGATGCTTTTTTTGAGCTGTATGAAAGACATAAACTCACCCCCGAACAATTAGAGAATTTAAAAATAAAAAGACCTCAATCAGAATTGGCTGATGGACCTCCATGTATGGAAACCCTGGCTGCTGAAAAAATCCCTGAAGGAAAAAGAGATAATGCTTTATTTCATTATGTAGTATATGCCAAAAAGAAGTGGTCCCAAAATTGGGGAAGTAAAGTAATTTTATTTAATCAGAGTTACATGGTTCCTCCATTAGAGGATGCCGCTGTAGAAAGAATTAAATTACAACATGAGAAAAAAGAATGGGGATACAAATGCAAAGATGAACCCATGTGCAGTTATTGTGATAAAGACTTATGTCGTAAAAGAAAATATGGAATAGGAGGAGATGCTCTTTTTCCCGTCTTGAGTGATCTTCAAAAAATAGAATTAGACGAACCTTATTATTATGTAAACGTAGATGGTCAACGAGTTAAATTAGAAAATGTTGAAACCTTATTAGAGCAAAGATTATTTCAAAGAGCAGTTGCAAAACAAATTAATAAAAGACCCCCACGAGTTTCTCCAAAAGAGTTTGGGATTTATATAGACGTACTTCTAGCAGGGCTAGAACCCGTACCTGCTCCAGAAGGATCTTCGAAAATTAATCAATTAAAAGAACATCTTGAAGAATTTTGCACCGATCGTACAGGAATGGGAGCAACCAAAGAAGACATGGAACGAGGAAACGTTTGGAATCATGAAGGTAAACATCATTTTATTTTTAGAGAATTTTATAACAAATTTTTATTGCGTAGAAAATGGAAAGAACCTTATGATATTACAATGCAATTATTAGTGGACAAGTGTAAATGTAAAATTAAAAGAGAAACAATTGGAAAGAAAAGACCCAACATTATGGTGTCTGAAGAATTTGAAAAACAAGAAGATACTTATAAAAAGAAACAATTTAAACCAAAGGATCCATTTTAATGCGTGGCCACCAACTAGCTTTATTTGAACAACCAGTGGTAAGTAGAACATTAGATAATCATCTTCTTGTACCTAAAAAAATAGAAACCTTTATGCCAGAAATTGTACCAAATAAATATGTTATATATCCTACCGGGGGTTTGCATCTTTTTCATAAACAAGCACCCAAAGACTCTATCTACGCAAAGCCTATTTGGCCTTTTATAACGTGTCTCGCTTATGCTACTAGAATTAAAAAAGTTGCTATTTATTTCTCTGATGCAACTAATTATATGATGGTAAGTCTTGAAGATATAAATCACCCTGAAACGTGCCCTAAACTGGTACATGTCATTGTAGCAAAAGCCTATGTTTGGAATGCAGATCCTAAAAAATATTATCAGGTATCTCATAAAGGAGATGATAAATGTAATTTCTTACCGGATAATTTAGAATGGAAAACAGGAAGTGGTAATCACACCGGAAAAAAGAATAAGAGATTGTCTAGCAGAGAGGACGACTATATATTTGCAAAATCTAGAGGATTTATTTTATGAAAACAATAGTATTAGGACCACCAGGAACAGGGAAAACTTGGACTTTGTTAGAAGAAGTAGATAAATATTTAAAGACAACAGACCCTAATCGTATTGGTTACTTTTCTTTCACACAAAAAGCTGCTTATCATGCCAGAGATGAGGCAATTAAAAAATTTAATTTAACAGAAGACGATCTTCCCTATTTTAGAACTCTCCATTCTTTAGCCTTTAGAAGACTGGGTCTTAAAAAAGAAAATGTAATGCAAACCAAACACTATGCTGACCTAGGGAAAAAAATAAATATTAGAGTAGATTACAATGAATACGATGATGAATTTACAGGGATCTTCACAACTAAAAGTGATTATCTTCGTATCATTCAACTCGCTAAATTAAGAAACATTACACCTGAACAACAATTTAATCTTCAAGAACATACCCAAGATGTTTCTGTAAAAAATTTAAAAATATTTGCCAATGAATTAAATGCCTATAAAAAACAATATGGACTCATAGATTATAATGACATGATTTTAGATTTTATAAAATCAGACACATGCCCTAAGTTTGATGTTGTATTTATTGATGAGGCACAGGATCTTTCTCGAATGCAATGGGATATGGCTAAATTTATTTGGGATAAAACAAAAGATTCCTTTATTGCTGGGGATGATGACCAGGCTATCTTTAGGTGGGCTGGTGCAGATGTCGATAGTTTTATTACTCAAACAGGGAAATTTTTAAAATTAACTCAATCTTTAAGAGTGCCCCAAGTAGTACATGATGTAGCAATGAATATTGTTAAAAGAATTTCCAAAAGACATCATAAAGAATGGGCACCTAAAAATAAAAATGGGCAGCTTTCTTATTACCATGATTTTCAAGACATAGATATGAGTCAAGGAAAATGGTACGTGTTAGCTAGAACTAAATACATGTTAAAAGATTTAGAAGAAGAGCTCTATAAAAAGGGGTTTTTTTATAAAAATAAATCTAAGAAAGGATATGAGTCCGATCTTTATAATGCTATTACAAATTGGGAAAATTTTAGGAAATCTCAAGAATTAAAGGCAGATCAAATTAAAGAGATAGCAACCTATATGTCTCCTAAACATTACATGAAAGAAAATTTACAATATTTAAATAAAGACAAGCCTTATAGAATAGAAGAATGTTACAATAAGCATGGACTTTTAACCAACGCTGTATGGTATGAAGCAATGGATCAGGCCCCTGCTAAAAGCGTTAATTACATAAGAAAAATGAGAGCTAACGGAGAGGCATTAAATAAAGAGCCTAGAATTTTATTATCAACGATTCATGGGGTTAAAGGAGGAGAAGAAGATAATGTAGTTCTTCTTACTGATTTAAGTTTAAACACACAAAAGAGTTACGATCGAAATCCGGATGATGAAAATAGATTATTTTATGTAGGAGCCACAAGAACAAAAAAACATCTACACATTATTCGACCTAAAGATATTTATAAGAGTTTTAAAATATGAACTGCTGGCACTGTAATACAGAACTAATATGGGGTGGTGATCATGACACAGAAGACGACGAAGATTATGATATGGTCAGTAACCTGTCATGTCCTAAGTGTCATTCAGCTGTGTATGTCTACCATCCATCGGAAAAATTAATTAAAGAATATGAAGACTATGAAAAGAAGAAAAAATGAAATGGAATAATTTATTAGAAAGTGTTATCGATGTCGGCTCAGGATTCATCCTGGCCATCCTCATCCAGTTACTAATTTTTCCGCTCTTTGGGCTCCATCCTACGATTCTGGATAGCCTAGGAATCGCTTTAATTTTTACCGTTGTTTCCATGACACGATCCTGGTTATGGCGTTGTTACTTTAGGAGGAAACAAAAAATATGAACCCCTATAAAAAACAAGTTGGAGGATCTCACTATAAAGATATGAAGATTCAACCGGCACAGTTTATCAATGAGAATAATTTGCCTTTCGCCGAAGGAAATGC